CAGCTCTTACGGAGAGAGAGCCGGAGGCTATTAACCTCCGTACAGGAAATTAACCCTGTAACTCAGATCTCCCTGTAGGGCCTCACGGCCCGTCAGTTCCCCATTAATATGGGGATGCCCCCTTTAGTTTTAGTGCGACGACTAAAGGACGTCCCGCTCGCTCTAAGTGCTCCGAACTACTAGTTGGCATGCTAGTAGTCTCATACTCGTAGATTGCACTTGGAAGCTCGTTGCTATAACGAGACTCATTCCAAGTACGCTCTTCGAGCTGAAGGAGGCACTTAGTTAGGGCTCCATCTCCATCCAAAGGATCTTTGGGAGAGACAGAGCGCACGACATAACCCTTAACCATGGGGCTATGCGTGTCCTTATCCATCCATTCCGTGGTATAACCAAGAAATGAATGACGGCCTAGAATCTGAGACGTAGGCAACACAACCGGAAAATGCTTAAGCAGTTTCCGAATGTCGTTGTCTAGTTTCTCACAGGTACTCCAATAACCAGCAAAATAAAGCTGATTACGAAGAGATACAAGCGAGATAACCTCAGAGGCGAGCGTCCGTGAGACAGGGTGTTCACGACGGACTTTGACGATACTAACGTCGCAGCCGTCGTAATACTCCTTGCCGCAAGATTCCCGGAATTTGCCATTCCAGAAGGACTTGCCACGGTTGACTCGAATCCCAAAAGATTCGAGTACCGCGATCACGGATAATGCACAGTCTACAGGGGCGATAATATCGTCTCCATAGACACGAACCGACCCCACCATGGAATAAATATCATGGCGGGAGAGCGGACGGTTAAGCTCTTTTTCTATCCCAAGGAAGATCATGGTCAGAAAGACCATGGCCTCCATAGGAAAGCAAAGAGCTGAACCCATAGACGCGAACTTGGAGAGGCGTAAAACACCCTCTCCAGGTACGACAGCCTTCCGACTCCTAGTAGCATCGAGAGCCGCATGCAAATGCGGAAATCTAGCTACTAAGTGTCGTACGTGCTGATTCGAAACGCGATCGGATGCTTCGCTAAGATCTAGCGTAGCAAGGGTTCCTTCGCGGGAGCCCTCTTCGGCCATTCTCTGGTTAGGAGTTTGGTCCCGAAATCCGAGCATAGCATCAAGGTGATTTTGTCCCCTTAATGCTTCAAGAATCGAACGGAGTACGGCCTGCTGACAATATTGCATTGCAGTAGGCTCGACTCCGATGATTCGAGGCGTTTTGAGCGTTTTAGGAACCGAGATGACCTTAACGGGCGTCTCAGAACCGGGTTCAAGGAAGTCAACTCGCTCCAAATTGTCGTAATAACGCCAATTTGGAAGAGCATATTCTCCATAGGGGAATAGAGGCTCCAAACGAGCGGGCCAGGTCCTCTGCTTATACTTCGAGTTTCCTCGAAGTTTATCAGCAGTGGCACCTGGACCATGTTTGGGAAGCAATTTACCATAGTAGATATCACTATCTACATGAGTAAACGCACTCTCAAACAGGAGGTTACCGACGCGTTGGAAGTCGTTCCACATAGTGGAACTAATCCTAGCATCAGCCTCCTTGACTTCCTTTTCACATTGGACATACCCTGCCATAGCTTCCTGCTCCCTAGCATCACTGCAAGGGAGGAGGATCTTAGAGTACATCAGCGTAAGCTGACGAACTGCTAAGATTGCATCTATGTCAGGGTTATCCAATAACCGACCACTAGACCGGTCGAACACAAGATCGAGGAAACCTCCGAATAAACGGGGGAGACCTGCCTGCCAAGAAAAACTCTTGAACAGGTTGCGATCCACATACGTTTGTTCTAGACCTTTTTCGAGGTCCTTTCCAAACGTAGGTAGGGTAATCGTCAAAAACGAAAACCCTTCGTGTTCGAACCGCCTCGTGACATATTTTATATCACGAGTGGCGCTAGTGCAACACCTGACAGCGGATTCTTCCGCTATCATAGTCCAGAGTAGCATCGGGCTTTTCAAAGCACCTCCTTAAATAGAGGATGTCTTTCCTTAGCCCAAGGCCCTCACAGCTCCTAGAGACAATACTCCATAAGAATATGGTGTACAATTCTAGAAGCTTGATAAGTCAAAACGCAACAGACAACACAAAATGTGATGACTATCGCGCATAGAACGTACTTTACAGAACGTTCTGGACTTATCAGCTCTCACCACCAAGAAGCTTGGTAATGAGAGCACTCGAAGAGGCGGTGAGGAGGGTTTCAAAGCCCTCGTACACCTCCGCCTGCTGAGCCAACGTGTA